TATGACCTTGCTATTCTCAAGGCCTCCTCTTCACTGACTACTTCGTAGCAATCAAACTCTGGCGCATCTGGATAAAAATATCCCAAAGACAGGCCTCGTCTTCTCCATTCCCCGTTTTTATAGTCAAAAAACTTGCGGCCCTCCTGTTTGATTATCGTTCCCCGATTGTCATAATCGGTCAATTTTAGATATCTTACATTATCCATAATTCTTCACCTTTTCAATGTCATTCGGTACTGCCATGGAGTCCGATAGTTCAAACATCTCATCATCTAACTCCATATACTCTTTGCTACTCATATCCTTAATCAGGCGCTGCTTTTCATACAACTCATGCATTTTCCCATTTTTCACTTCAAAACTTTCGGAAGTATGATATTGAAGCTCAAAGGCCTGCCCGCTTGGGGCCCTTAAAGTCGTATTGATACCATTGTATGGGTTTAGTTTATCTGGCCAATAATTTTTAATCTCAACTGTATTATATCCTAACTGTTTATGCTTATCAATAGCAGCTATCGTTTTATCAGCAAGTGACTCCGGTGTACCTGTGTATGTATACCGCAAAATGTCCTTAACTTCGTATTCATTGCCCAATGGGTCGTATTTTCTTCGTATTTTTGTAAGATAAGAGTCCTTTGACTTAACTCGATATTGAAGACCTGACGCACTCATCTTCAATTGCTCTGCAACCTGCTTGACATGTGCGGTTATATCCGGCTCATTTTCAAGGGCCTGATTATAATATGTCATCCCTCTGCTCTGAGCTTTTAAAATACCGTATTCTAACTTATCCGTGTATTTTATGTTCTGGAACTCATTAAAGCAGCAGGTACTTCTTTCCCAAGAGTTTCTTTGTACTTTTCATACTGGGTTCTGTCAGACGCTTTATTCTTATGCATCTTCTCCAGTAAGACCGCCTGAGGGTCATTCTCCACAAACTCCTCATGCCATTGCTTATAAGTCATGCTGGCCGGCACTTCCATAGATTTGCCTGTAACTGGATCTCTGGCTGCTCGCATTTCTGCAACTGAAAACTCATCGTCAAAATAAGGAACTGTTGTTGTCCTACAACGCGGATGAAATGGGGGCGCGGTAACTCCGACTTCATATTCTGACATATAATAAAATGGTTCTTTTTCGCTTCTCCCCTTACCGTCCATATTCCGGCATATCTCCGAAGTATGGGAATCCAACGTAACCAGGTTTTCATATCGATCCACACCGAGCTCCTTATAACAATCCTTCTGAGCTGTGGAGGCTATGGCCGCTGATTCCGTCATGATTAAGTTTCCCGCCTGACTTCGGCTTACGTCCATCACCTGCGCAAGGTTCCGAATCGCCTTCTTCGGATCAGATCCACGGATTATGCTCTGAGAAAGCTCTGTATGCAACTTAGTAACCAACTTCTCTTTGTTAGTCCATATACGTTCTGAGAAGCTGGATCCGTCCTGTGCCCATGGCTTACGAATGACCGTGTCTATTATCTTAGGGTCCAAGCGTGTCAGATTACTCCCCACTCCTGTTCCCCTGGCTATTTCAAAGGCGGTATGGTAATAATTTTCTGTATATGCATTATGGAGAAACCCAATCGTGCCACCCTCATAAGTTGAATATAGAAGTTCAGCGTGCTGCCTGATCTGCAGTTTCATAGCCTCAAGCCTGGAAATATGGTATTTAGCAGAAGCATTTTCTAATTCTTTTAACCAGCGCTGATCAACAGCATTCTCTTTTCCGGCTTTTATGTACTGCTGAACGGTCCATTTAAATTCATCCAGTTCACTGGCCTTAAGCATTTTCTTGGCCTTGGCATAGCTTACTCCGTTATTATCCGCCAGTCGATTATACCAGCGTTCAATATCCATCTGCAGAAGCTTAGATGCTTCATCAAACTGTTTTTCCAGATCCCGGTAGTATGCCACACTTCGGCTGTACTGCTCATCTTCAAGTGCTGCCATTCGTTCTTTCCAGTAAGAACTATTCTTCTTCGCCATCTATTTCACCGCCTTGGTCTCCCTCTGTCTGCTTTTGAAACGCCCTTCGGTATTCGTCTGCTTCCTCTGCGGCCTTTATTTTCTCTTTTTCCAGCTGTTTTTCTTCTTCATCAGCATTTTCCACAAACGGATGGTTTTTAAGGATCGTCTTATTGGAAACCAGACCTACACTCTTCTCACATATATCAGCAAGTTCAGAATCACTCCTTATTGCGGACCGGGTCCAGGTCTGAATGATCTGACCGCATTGAGCACCGAGGTACTTACAAATAGCACGAACCAATCGTCCAAATCCCAATTTGAACTCTGTTTCCATAAGACCGGCTTTTAACTCTAAAAGGGAATATAAATATTTCAGTGCTACCCCCGATGCATTACCGAACTTCTGCGGATCCGGATCCACGCCCTGACCTTGCTCAAATATCGCCTTCCTGGTCATTTCCAGGAATTTCTCCCTAGCCTCAATCGGGATACTGATTGTCAGGGTCTCCACACCTGTTTTATTGCTATCGTCCCCATCATCATCAAGCTTGATCATCTTATACTTTTTAAGATCGTCAATGAACTCCTTTTTATCTTCGCCGCCATAATTGGTAAGAATAAATATCACTTCCTGGATATCCTCCAGATCATTCAAAAAGCCGGTGAATACCTTGTCATAGGCATCTACCAGCGGTTTAATGTTCACCAGGTCATTGGTTGATATATTATTGTTGTTAAAAGAGATAAAGGGAACCTCACCCCAGCCATGATTAAAGATATTTCCTTTTTCAGCAGCTCCATCTTCTGGAAGCCCCGGAAAAACATTGTATTCAGAAAGACCAGCAGTGGAAATGGCGCTGCTTGTACGGTAATAACTGTAGCATCTTTCATTATCCCAGTATTCCCAGATGGTGATTTCCTTGCCTGATGCAAAATCTATATCTTTATAAGTCCTTAACACAGCTATCAACGCTCGATCCAAATCGCTGCAGTAAATGGGAATGATCTGTTCCGAATCTACAACACCATAGCAGAAGTTTCCACTTTCATCTTTCCAATAATGGATCCAGGCACATTCGTGATTAGAGGCGTTAACACATAGATCCTTACATATCTTTGGGTAAGAATCTCCCAATAAATCTGCAATCCGTTTATTCACTTCCTCTTTACCAATATCAAACAGCGGAGGCGCTGCAAACATATAGGCCGCCTTTTGATTTACCAGAAGGCCGTGAAAGTTACGAGGGATTCGATTATCAGCACTTCGGAGTGGCCCGGAATCCTGTCCCCTTACTCCACGTTTCAATATATCGTTTTCGTTCCTATAATACCGATCGGCCTCCTGGCAGCGCTTCACATGCTGCCTGTGCCAGCTGGCCCGGTTCTTAATTAGTTCTTTTACCACTTCAATGTTGGGCTTTTCGTCATTCACTCTTCTCACCTGCCTTATTTAAAGATTGATATTCCTGATTTCTTACCACAGTTTTCTGCAATTCCCGTTGTGGCATCTGGGGCGTCATCATGCTTATTCTGGCCTTCTCTCTGGTACCGGTTCATGGCATTATAATATTCCGGCCAGCGGTTTTTCCAATCCTTTGGGTAATAAATGTGCTGCATGACCCATGAGGAATTGGAGTAGATCCTGGCTTGCTTATTTTTACTTTGATGGAACCATTTGATCGTTGTGTGATTGCTATCATATTTCTCCTGAAGGATCCGTTCTACGTTACGGGCAAAACTGCGGCCGCCGTTATTTGACTCTATCTTGGAAACGTCCACGCCATCTTCATAAAGCATTTTTGCCGTTGCCGGCTCCGTTACCTCCATAGGCTCTTTGGTATAAAGAACGTCAAGGACGTAAGCCTCATTGGCAAAGGTAACTCCATAATCGATACTGCAAAGATAATCTTCGCCGGTATCAGCCGTATCGGTGTAATTCCGGATCTCTTTAAACTCCGGTAACTCTCCACTATAGGTTTTAAAGCTGCTATACAGTTTTCCTTTCAGGTCAATCGGTTCCTGCTGGTAGTTAGCAGATGCAATATCTGCGCCCATGGCTTTTATTTTAGCCTGATAGGATTTGTAAGATAATACCTCTGGGCAAAGCATCTCATGTGTTTCAGGATTCAACAAGGCCTTCATGCAGATGTGTCGAACCTTAGCGCCTGCCTCCTTGAAATGCTCCAATGCCCGGCCTGCCAAATCGTCGCTGGCCCATCTGGTCATGATGATAATAATTTTACCGCCCTCTTCTAGACGGGATAACATAGTATCGGTAAACCAGGACCAGTGCTTTTCCTTGGTTAGCTCATTGTTGGCTTCCTCCGCATTTTTGATCAAGTCGTCTATGATCAGAAGGGACGCTCCAAAGCCTGTGGCCGTTCCAGTGGGTGAAGTGGCCAGATAGTTATTGTATCCCCCTTCCAAGCTCCAAAGGTTCATAGCTCCATCACCCTGTTTAATGCATACACCTGGGAATATATCAGTAAACACAACCTTGCCCTGATCTGCCTTTAATTCCTGGATATCATTACGGACGTTTTTGGAAAACATAGTGGAAAGCGTTTCATTGTAAGATCCGGTCATAATCTTTTGTGATTGATCATTCCCCAGTACCCACTCCACCAAAAGGCCTGCTGTTCGACTTTTTCCATGACGAGGTGGTTCATTAACGATCATAACTTCATCGTCTGATTGCATAAAGTCCTGGAAGCCATTACAGAGCTCTATCAGGTACTTACGGTCCTCTTTGTAGAAGTCCGGCGCTTTCAGATTGCAATAAAAAAAGAACTCACGCCTAGCAAGTTCTATCTTTGCCCCTCTGATTATTGTCTCTCTATCCACCATGGATCAGCTTCTTTAATTCGTCTGTAGTTAGGCCCGCATAAGGATTTACGGTCTTGACCTCGCCAGATAATTCCACATTCTGCTTATCTCTCCATATATCTGGTTTACGGTTCTTTAACCAGAATATCTGAGCTGTTGTGTCTGGCGGAATATATACTTCTTCGTCAGCATATTCTATATGCTCTTTTTCACTTTTCCGTTTCCCGTTCTCATATATAACCTCTTTGACCTTAATGGCTTTCTTCACCGTCTTATTAAATCCGGTGGCTTTTTTGAATAAAGCATTTTCCACCTCAACATCAATTACTTCTTTTCCCCTTTTTAAGGCGTCGGAAATGTCGGGATACTTTTTCTTCCAAGTGTATAACGTATCCCTGTTAATCCCGATATTTTTTGCCACTTGCTCATCAGTCAATCCATCTCTCGCCCAGGCTTCCAGCAACAGCAAGCCATCAGGCGTTAACCAATATTCATATTTTCCTTTTGCCATCAGTCTCACCTCACCTTCCAATCTGGCTAATTTTTATATTAAAAAAGAGACGGGGTTGGCCGCCTCTGAAATCATATATTAATTAAAATCTTTTCTAATAAACACCTCAACTCTGCTAGTGTTAATAGCTTCATCAGATAGTCCCAACCGTCTTAAACAATTATAAAACTCATCTCTTCCTTTTGTATTAGCTAAAAAGATTGAATTATTAATGGCATTTATACACGATTGATCCCATGTGCTGCATGAAGCGACCGCTGAATTTATAATTCCGCTTACAGAATAAATTGTTTCATCGACACACCGCCTAAAAATAGCCATATCATTTTCAGCTACATCTGGATAACTAAAACCAATGACTATACCATATTCTACATACCTGGTACTAATACAGGGATACTCAAATTCTACGCACTCCTCAAAATAACAGGATTTTCTTTTGCATTTAGTTATATACGTCTCTACGGTTTCATATACATGTATCTTTGTTTCAAAGTACGCCATGTTACTCCCTTTATATAACCTCTTAATATAACATATACGATTACATCGGAAACGTGTGCCTTCTTCGAGGAGAATACCCATCGACCAAATTTCGACAGGCGTTTTCAAAAAGGAGAATAAGTATGAAATCAGCTGCCAAGCTGTTACACCTGGCAGCCGTAGGAGAGTTTATTTAAAAATTTTTGATAATAAGCTCTTTATATTTTCGGCTTTCACTCTTGGTAACAAGATTGTCCGCACGTTCTACCTCAACAAGCGTATACCCCTCATATAGCTCCCTGATCCGGGGACAGTCATTATATGATAATATAAACTTGCCTTTAATGCCACCAAGGCAATCACACAGTCGCTTGTGATCCTCTGGATTAAAACGATCCGGATAATACTTTTCCGCTTCATAATAAGGCGGATCCAAATAAAACAAAGCATCAGGACGATCGTAGCTATTAATCAGCTTCTCGAAGTCTTGGTTTTCAATAACTACTTTGTTGAGTCGGTTAGATACTACTTTTAGATAATCCACTGCTTTCTGCATATCTCTGGCGCTGCTTCTAAAAGTGTGAAGATTAGCTCCAAAGCTTTCCCGGATTATACAAAAGTACCGGGCCGCTCTCTGAATGTCTGTCAGGCCACTGGTATTCCTGTTCAGTTCATCAAAGAACTGCTCCCTGGACATAAGTAGCCATTCTAATTCCTTTTGTAAAGCTTCCGGGTGATGCTTCACAATTCGATATAGATTAATCAACTCACCGTTTGCATCATTGAAAACCTCCATTGCTGCATGTTTATCACAAGCAAACAACACCCAACCGGCTCCCCCAAATACCTCTATGTATCGTTTAAAGGAATCCGGATCCGGAAACTGCTCCAGGATCTTTTTGCGTAAAAGTTTTTTACCACCTATCCAACTAATGAAACTATTCATGTTACCATCTCCTTTTCAATTGATGATAACAAAATTCCTGTCGGGATTTAAAAAGGGCCTCCTCTCGGAAGCCCAATACCACGTTATTAGTATAACATACCTTTAAAAAAACTTTTCCATCCGTTTTCCATCATTTACCACTTTCATCAGTAAACAACTCCTGATGAGTCTTTTCAAAAGCCAGTAAAGCCTCTCCGTGCTTATTGATTATATATTTATACGAGTACCCCATATCGCAGGCAATCTTTGTAAAGTTCTTCTCGCTGCGCACATATCTGTGGTACAGAATATCAATACACAAACCGTCCTTAAGGTCATGTATCTGATCTATTAATTCGTGCTTCAATTCCATGTATTCAATAATTTTACTTTCAATATCCTCTTCCAGAGACACGATCCGTAGCGCCTGGGATTCTGTTTGCTTGCCAGTGGATCCGGTAAATGAGGTCTGAACCTTCCCGTCTGTTCCATCTGAGACTATAATAATTCCTCTGTTACTCTTTGCCTCCTTAAGCTCCTGCTTTTTATGCCTGATCTTTTTATTAAGATCGTCCAACTGGCTAAGATACTCTTTTACTGTCAATATACAGTCACCTCCCCGCAGCCGATGCTTTCTTCATTGCTCTGGCTTTTTTCTGCCTCAAAAGCTCTATGTATGTCATAGTCACTGACCTCTTGGGATCTTCCAAACTGACCAACTCTACGATATAGGGGAACTTCCTCACCACAACAACCTTTTCAGATGCAATCCGTGTCCCCCTGACAAAGTCCTTGCGGAAACTCTCGTAGACAAATTTGGTCCCGACCTTTAAAGACCTCTTAAATTCTGCCAGATCTAGTGCCGTAATATCCGCATTCACCTGCCGTTTATCCCCTACATCGTCCTCCTGTATCGCCTTGAACGTATACCGGCCCTTATAGGCTCTTCCTTCACGGGCATAATCCCTTACAAGGTGTACAGATACATGTAGCATTTCTGCCCATTTCTTTGATGTGTGCACTCCTTGAATCTCCCCGTTGTCATACATTGCATAAAGATATTTCAACTTCATGATCTGACTCCTTTCTATGCTCTGGCGGCTCCCGACGTGCCGGATCCGGGCATAAGCTTGTATATGTATAAGCCGGATGTGTTGCGCTAAATGTATCGGCTTTAGGCCCTTTCAGGATATGGCCCTGTTTTGCAGCCCTTGCATGTTCCGTAGAAAGCGTGGTTGCATGTTCATCTTTACTGCTCAATTTATCACCTTCCTTGTGAAAATATCAGTTCAACTACTTAAAATCATTTATTATTGGAGCCGTACATTTAATTGCATTTTAAACAGCTTCAATCTATACTATATATAATACAGCCGTCTTCATTCTCTCCATGGTTTATCAAAACTTTCTGAAAATATTTGGAAAGAGTTGATACAGATAAACAATAATAGAATAAATCAGGGGGCCATATGAAAAACATTGTAAAATTTTTAGTAGTTTACGTAACATATTTAATAGTATTTATTCTTGTGAACGGTATGATGCCATACTCACAGGCGTTCATGGAAGCTAGCGCTCGTACAACGGCGGGGCCTCTGGATTTACTGTATGTAGCGATTAGCTGCCTGTGGTTTAGCTCTACCATCTGCTATACTGTATCCCATACAAAGTGGAAAGGCGCAAAACTAGCCCTCGGCGTAATCGCCATGATTAGCCTGGTTCATCCGGTTTTGACTCAGATTGAAACATTGTTCTTTGGGAGTGCGTTTGCCATCATTTCCAAAAGCGATATTCTGTTGATTATGCTGGCAAATATTTTACCGCTTTTAGCATCCGTTCCATTGGCAGTTAAAATGTGGAGCAAAGGAAAATCGAACGAATCCGTTTCTGTTTCCCCTATCGATATGAAGAAGC